CCACCAGTGTTCTTTGACTCTGCAGCAAGTGCGTCGATAGCGCGAGTTAATTCACCGCTGCGTACCTTCTCATGTGTGCTAAACCAGTTAGCCACTGCAGGAACAGATAAAGTTTGACTTGCAATATCATCAGCAACCGCATCGCCACCTGGGAACATAATGGTTTGCTCTGTGTTAAGGAGTTCTTTTACTGTGCTTACAAGAGTCTTATTAGACTTCTTTTCCAACTCAGCAATTTCCATGGCTGTTTTATGAAGGCTGGTATCAATACGCTTGTATTGCTTAGCGGTTTCTTTTTTACCAAGTTTGTAAAGTTCTTTGCGTTCTGCGCGTAGCGCTGCTTGCTTCTCAGCAAGTGCAGCCTTCTGTGCAGCCTCTGTAAATGGTTCAGCAGCAAGTTTTAACTCTGAGGCTTTCTTACCGCCTTGAATAATCTTACCTACTGAGCCAGGCCCAATCCATACAGTAGGGTCTAATCCAATGTTAAGCACAGCATCAATCGTGCCAGACATGATCTTGTATGCAGTTGTATCAGGATCTTGAGCCATGCTTTTAGCAGCCCAACGACCAATAGTAAATGAGTCTCCAGCGATCTTACCATAGGCTTGCATAGCCTTGGCTTGATCTTTACCGACCTTAGATTTAGGATCAATGAAGAATCCAGAACCTGTATCTACTCCGCCACCGTCAACAACGTCGCTTACAAGCGCGCCAATAGTTGTACTCTTAAAAGCATTCATTGGATCTTTGAAAGCATCCATGTTTCCAGTTGAAATATTACGAGCAGTAACGGTTGCTAAGTCATAAATAGAACGAAGTCCAGCAAAACCTACGCGAGTGGTAGCCTTAAAAGGATCGTAGATTGTATTTGTTAATACGTTTCCAATTTGACCAACAATTCCACGGTCAGATGCTACAGTTTTCTTAATTCTATCGACATTCATCATGTCGTTTTTAAGTTTTGTAATACCGTCTACGGAAACAATGGTTCCAATACCAGGAGTATCAGCAGTTAGACCCTGTTTTACCATAGATGTAATCAAGTCTTTGCTGATATTTGGGTACTTGTTAGCAATCTTAGTAAAATTATCAAACTTATCAGGTGTTAAAGAACCCAATTCCATAGAAACCATGCGGTTTCTTGTCTCTTGTAGAGATGATTTAGAGTAAAGTTGCTTGTATACGTCTAATTTCTCTGCCATTAAATGCCCAATTCGTTATAGGCTTCTACGATTGCAATTAGTTGACTAGAGTTTGGATTTGCTGCAAGCAAAGCGCGAGCCATAACTGAACCAGGATCAATAGCATCTACTGGTTCTGCCATACCTGTGTTTTCTCCAGGCCCACCAGGAGCAGACTGAGACAATGGCACCTGTGTGGCTGAATATGCAGTTGCAGGAATAGCCTTAATTGGATTAACATATTCTTGTTGTCCAGTTACGCTGCTTGCTGTAGGTGCTGTGGCAGAACCCTGCGCTAATTCTTTATTAGTTTTACGTTCATTGTATGAACCACCAGATGCATTTTCAATTCTAGCACCGCGTTGTGCGCGCTGTGTACGCCCATGCCTGATACTTTTTGCTGAATTGCCATGTATTAGTCCTCATCATCATCTTCATAGGGTTCATCGCTAATTTTTTCTAGCGGTTTAACTGGGAGTATCCACGAAGGGAAAGACTCTTTATCTAGTATCATCCAATAGGCCATATCAAGTGAAAAACCTGCACGGCGTAAAGACTTGTACCACTCGTTCAAAGCAATCGCATAGGCGTCCATGGCAGAGTAAGTATCTAAGTCAATGACTTTCTTACGATTTGCCATCATATTATCCCATCGTTGCTAGAATGCTTGCTAAATCCTGTGGTGGTGCTTGTTGTGGAGAGGCCCCACCAGAAGGTTGTCCAGGAGTGGCTGGGGACGGGGGCGCCTGCTCTACTGGGCCTTGTGTGCCTGGTGGAGCCATCTCTGGCTGCGCTGGTTGTTCAGGCTGTGGAGGCGTGAACACTGCCAAGGCAGCATCCTCTATGTTTTCCCCCTTGCGACGACGTTCAATAACGTCGGCAATATTACGGATTAGCGCAGATGGATCTTGTCCCTGTGCGACCATCGCAGGAATTGCTTGTGCAGTTGCTGTGATAGACGCAGTAAGATTATCGCGCATCTTTTCGATTTCAATTCGTTGTTCTTCCAGTGTTACGTTAACGCTCCATGGAAGTTCACGACGGATGAAGTCCTTTGATACTAATTCAGCACCTAGTGCTTGGAGAGAGAATATTAGGGCGCGGGAAGGGTCTAATCCAGCCATCAAACCATAACGGACTTCAATAGAAGTATCTCCGTTGATATCTTTGCTTGGCTTGTACTTTAACTCGTACGGCGTACCTTGCGCTGTTCCTCTAACACTCTTATCTTCATCGAATAGCATCTCATCTACTTCGAAGCACAACTTGATAATTCCAGTTCTACCCTCAGGATATCGAGCACCAAGTCGTAATTCAGATTGGAGTGCTGATTGCTCCTGAAAAGTAGCAGCGGGAATGTCAAGTTTGACACGCCCGACACCTTGTGGTTGGGATGTGCGAATAATCGCATCAGGCCCCATAGGCAAATCAATTACATCGCTAGGTACAACGAATGGTGCTTGGATTGACTTTTCAGCCGCTTCCATAGCAAGATTTGCAAAACGAGCACGAGCCATCTGTACATAGATAACATCGTCAAATTGTCCGCGAGACTCATCATCAATTCCAGGGCGACGTGCGATACGCACAGTCATTTTACCCAGTGGGTTCTTGATACGGCTCAAAACTAAGTTACTGCGTGAAGGTACATACAGGACAGTCTGATCTTTGTCCATGTACTTAATAAGTTCAACATCCATGTTGTTATCTCGGTCATAACCTAGACGACCAAGAAGCGCAGGAGCGTGTTCTGGGAACTCGTTAGCAAGTTCATGTACAGTTTTCATGTAACGCTTGGCGTATGCTACGCATCGTCCAAAGCGATCATACTCTGGGTATGAACCCATAGGATCTTCAACTCGAATACGAGGAAGGTTATCTTCAAAGTCTGGCTCTACGTGAATAGGAAGGAAACCGTAAGAGAAGTACCAGTCAGCGCCCCAGTACATCTGTGACTGTAGACGTGAATTAAATACGTAGTTGTTAGCAATCATGCCGCGCTTATCAGCAAAGGCGCGAGCCTTAGCGTTAGCAACGGATACTGTTGAACAGTTAAATGATGGCAGTGGTGCTAGAACTTCTGCTAGGTCGCGCGCAGCAACATCGATGAAGTTAGCAACCATGGAGTGAGGCATACCCTCAGGGAACATCTCTGGAAATACATCCACCATGTTACCCTTGCGGACAGCCTGGATTTGCTCCATGCGAATATCGCGTTCTGCATGGCGCTGTTTGAGGTTATCAACGCGCTTAGCAATAGTATCAATATCTGCAACCATTATTGTCCTAACGAAGTTTGAAAAAAATTAATTAGATGAACGCCGACGGTAGGCGATCTTTTTTATCTTGCTGCCTTTAGCGCTATCAATTTTGATAAGGTTTGGCATATCTTTGAGTTCATTGTAAGACTTAGGCTTGACCTTCTTTGGGAAAGCAGGCTTAATGTCTCCACCAGATTTAATCTTAATTGGAGCGTTTGGGCTAGCAGCAACTTTCTTAGGTGGCTTTTTTGCTTCCACTTTAGGTGCTCTACCAAATGTATTACTTAAACGACTGCCGCCACGAGTAGATCCGCCTACTCCGACCTCACCACGGTTTGATATAATCTTCTTAGGCTTCATAGCCATGGGTTTCTCCTATTCGTTTCCATATTCGTAATCGTTCACATTGAGTGTGAAACGATTTTGAAGTTGACTTCTTGTAGCCCACTTGTTACTGATGTGAGCCTGACCATTACGGGTAACACCGATCACTTCTCTAGCGCGTAGTTCACAGAACCAGAGCGCCATCACACAGTCGGTTTTACCCTTGGTATTAGGTTCCCATGTGATTAACTGTTGAATCAAAGACTTAACACCTTCTGAACCGTCCTGTGAAGGAAGTTCAATCAGGTTATCGTCTTGGTGTTCTTTGCCGCGTACTGTTCCGAAAAGTCCAGCCATAGCCGCAACGCCGAAACCAGTGTCCCATTTATTCTTGCCAGTAAATTGCCCAGAGAACTTAACTCCTACTGAGGCTAGGTACTGCTGTAAGTCTGTATCTAAGGCGTAAGCCTTCTGATGTGCGTTAGTTTCGATACGCAATTCGTGGGGGCTGTACTTATCAACCCATCTTTCAATCAAGTTCTGAATCTTCTGTGGAGTAGGATCAGACATATTCTCGACATCGAGTACATATCGCATGCGACTTACTCGGTCAACCGTCATGACTACTGCGGCAGTACGTCCACTCATCGCTGGGTCAAGACCCATGATGGTGTACCAGTTGCCTTTTTCTGTAGGATGCCCTGGAGTACCTACTCGCAGTGGCCCTCTCTTTCGCATTCGGTTAGTAGCACCTTGGACAGCGAGAGGGGAAAATATAGAGTCCTCTTGTACGTCCTGTTGCTGATAAACCAATGCCCACGCGCTAGGGCTAACTTCGCTTCGTCTACGAAAGAGTGCTGGCCCGTTCCATTTAGGATACAGACCGTCCTCATCTGGAACGACATCTTCATCTGAACCCTCCCAGGGTAGATGTGACTTAGGCCATAGCGTGACCCATTTCTCAGGATCTTCATCAAATTCTAGAACGGCTGGCATTGACAGGTACGAGAAAGGTGATTTGCCACCTGTCCAGTGCTCAGCCGAACGGATCTCTCGGTAGAGGTCATTGGAGGCAATACGTGTGCCTACGACAAGTAACTTACCATTATCTCCGAGACGGGTTACAACGTCTCGCTGCAACCACAGAAGTTGCTTTTCCCATTCATGAGCGTTAGACGTAGTAACAACGTCGTCAAGAATGATAAGGTTAGAACGAGCACCAGTGATTTGACCG